CAAAACTAAAGCCAACAGCAGAGAATATCGGAGATTATGCGAGAGACACTAAGAAGAAAATTAAAAGAACAATTGATGATAGAAAAGAAAGGCAGAGAATCCGCAAGGAAAAAATGAGAAAGTTATCTAATTAATATTTATATATAATAATAGGAGTTTATTATGTCACATACAAAAAAGCTTGTAACTTTAATTAGGGAATTAGTTCAGATTGAAGTAAAAAAAGAAGTTAATAAGATATTTATTAAGGAAGGAGTTAAAGCTGTAACTCAGAATAAGAATTATGTTCCAGAAGTACTAGCAAAGCCTGTTCCTAAAAAAACTAAATCCAAAGAAGTAAGTTATACTAAAGATCCAACTTTAAATAAGATACTTAATGAGACTGCTCAGACTCAAGAATTTGAAGAGTATCCAAGTATGGGTGAGTATGATACTTCTAATATGGCAGAACTTTTAGGATATGGTGGAACACCTTTTGGTGGTGGAGATGATGAAACAAAAAGAAAAGTGTCTGCCGCACAAACTGCTAAATCAGCTGGAATAGATCCCGCCAATCCTAAAGTAGAAAGTGTTATGAATGCTATGTCAAGGGATTATAGGGAAGTAATGAAAGCAATAGATAAGAAACAGGGTAGATAATGTCAACAATAGAAAAAGATTTAAATCCAGATACTTATATAGGAATATCTTTACCTGTTAAGTTTGGTAGGAACGGAGATTTTAATAGAACTAAAACCACTCTAAGGCAAACAGCATCTAATATTAAAAATTTACTTTTAACAAGAAGGGGTGAACGACTAGGCAATCCTACATTTGGATCAGAATTAAAGTCAGTATTATTTGAACCTATGGATGGCAACTTGGAAACTAAACTAGAGGAGTCAATAAGAGCATCATTGTCAGAATTTTTACCTTTTGTTAATTTATTGGATATTAAGTTTAGCAGATCTGAAAATACAATTTCTCCTAAAATTATATTTACAATGGATATAGATAATACTACAATAGAAGAAGTGAATTTAAGTCTTGATTTGTCGGAATAGGAGATTATAAATGCCAGCAACAACACCAAAAAAATCAGTAAAAGAAGTTAGATACTTAAATAAAGATTTTACATCTTTTAGAGATAATCTAATAGAATTTGCTAAAATATATTTCCCAACAGATTATAACGATTTTAATGAAGCATCGCCCGGTATGATGTTTATTGAAATGGCATCCTATGTAGGTGATGTACTTTCTTATTATGTAGATAATCAATTCAAAGAGAGTTTATTGGCCTTCGCTGAAGAAAAAAGAACTGTATACAATATGGCTCAAGCTTTGGGGTATAAACCAAAATTAGCATCACCCTCGATGGTAGATATTGATATTTTCCAAACAGCGCCTTCTATATCCAGCGGAACTGGATTAGATTATACAACTAAACCAGATTTAAGATATGGCTTAAATGTAAACGCGGGGATGGAATTACAAAGTGATACTGGAGTTAAATTTATTACTTTAGAAGATTGCAATTTTAAATATTCATCTTCTTACGATCCACTTACTGTAACTGTATATGAAACTAATAATAATGTTCCTGTAAGTTATCTGCTTAAAAAAACCATAAGAGCTAGTAGTGGGGATGTTTCTATTGATTACTTTACTTTTAATGCTGCTACGAAATATAATCGTGTAGCTTTAAGTAAAGAAAATGTGACCGAAATAATTTCTGTTACGGATAGCGATGGTAATAATTGGCACGAAGTTCCATTTTTGGCTCAAGATACTGTGTATGCGGAAGCGGAAAACACCACCGCAACAGATCCTGATTTGGCTGGTTATTCTGATCAAGCTCCATATTTACTTAAACTTTTAAAAACTGCTCGGAGATTTATAACTTATATTAGAGAAGATGGTAAAACAGAATTAAGATTTGGAGCTGGAACATCTGATAATCCAGATGAAGAGATAATTCCTAATCCTGATAGTGTTGGATCTTCTTTGCCTGGCTCCCCATCAAAATTGGGAACTGCGTTTGATCCTTCTAATTTTTTAAACACCAAAGCATATGGCCAAGCACCATCAAATACTCAATTAACTGTTACATATAGAGCTGGTGGTGGGGTAAATAATAATGTTAGGGCTGGGAGCTTAACCAGTGTTCAATCTTCAACAATTACATTGGATGAAACGGGACTTGGATCTACTTTAGTTGCACAAACTAAGAATTCGGTTGCTGTGACAAATCCAAAACCAGCTTCAGGTGGAAAAGATAAAGAAAGCATTATAGAAGTAAAAAATAATTCATTAGCTTATTTCCAAGCTCAACAGAGAGCAGTTACTAAAGCAGATTATATTACAAGAGTATATGCATTACCAGCTAAATACGGTAATATTGCTAAATGCTATATTGTACAAGATTCACAATTGGATGCTGGTACGGGCGCAGCTAATTCAGATAGCCGTATTATAAATCCATTAGCACTTAATTTATACACATTGGGATTTGATGCTAACAAAAACTTGACACAAATAAACCAAGCAGTAAAGGAAAATATTCAAACTTATCTAACACAATTCAGAATGGTAACGGATGCTGTAAATATAAAGGATGCTTTTGTGATCAATATTGCAGTTAAATTTAACATCTTAACGAAAGTTGGTTATAATGCTGATAATGTTGTACTTAGAGCTATACAAAAAGTAAAAGACTTTTTTGATATTGATAAATGGCAAATAGGTCAGCCAATTATTTTATCAGATTTAGCTTATCAGATATCATTGGTGGAAGGTGTTTCAGCAGTCGTTGCGCCAGAAGAAAATAATCCTAATGGTCAGCCTATATTAATAGGAAATAAAGCTATTGCTTCACAAGGATATTCGGGTAATATATATGATATTTCAGCCGCAACGGTGGACGGTGTCGTATATCCTTCAATGGATCCAAGTTGTTTTGAATTGAAATTTCCAACAACAGATATCGAGGGTCGGTCAGTTGGAAGCTCGACAGCAGGAGGTAACTAATGTATTATTTTATTTATCCCGAAGTGGACACGACATTATATCAATCAAGTGGAAGTATGAATACTGGTTTAGATGAAATATTAGAAATAAGAAAAGATATGTCTGCCGCTGGTTCAAATATTAAGGTTTCCCGTATATTAATGAAATTTGATTTAAGTGAAGTTTCAAGATCTATAGTTAGTGGGCAAATTGCATCGGATGCTAAATTTTATTTAAATATGTATGATGCGAAACCAACCGATTTATCATATAGCCAATCTTTATTTGCTTATCCCGTAAGTCAAAGTTGGGTTCCGGGAGAAGGTAAATTTCACGATAATCCTGTAACAGGCGAGGGGGCAAGTTGGTATTATAAAGATGGTTCGACAGCAAAAACAATGTGGGATTCAGCAATTACGTCATCGGGCGGGACTTGGTATACAGAAGTGTATGCTACACAGTCCTTTGCATGGGGAACAACGGATATGCGAATGAATGTCACTCCCATTGTGAATAAGTGGTTAGATGGAACTTATCCAAACGAAGGATTTATGTTAAAAAGAAGTGGTAGCGTAGGTAATTCGGATGTCAATACAGATGAGGCTAGTACAGATAGATTGGGTTCTTTTTCTTTTTTCTCGAGAGAAACGAATACTATATATCCACCCAAATTAGAAGTGGAATGGTATGATACGGTATGGAATACTGGATCACTTAGTGCATTATCATCAACAAATTTAGAAGATTTAGTATTTTATATGAAGGGGATGAGACCTGTATATAAAGAGAAATCAAAAGTAAAATTCAGAGTAGTCGGCAGAGAAAGATATCCAACTAAATCTTATTCTAATACTGCTTCAGAATACCTTACTGCAAAATACTTACCAAGTGGAAGTAAAGGAAGTATTGGTGGTGATGGAACTTATTATTCTGTTAAAGATGCTATAACTGAAGATATTATTGTTCCATTTGGAACTGGTTCTCTTGTAAGTTGTGACTCAACGGGAAATTATTTTAACCTTTGGATGAATGGATTACAGCCCGAAAGATTTTACGAATTTTCATTTAAAGTAGTTAGTGGCAGTAACACAACTGGAGAGACTGTACAGTATTTTGAAGATGGTTATACTTTTAAGATTGAGAGATAAAAATGCCATATACAAAAGAAGAACTTGAAAATAATGAGTATTATAAAAATCTCAGAGATGAAGATGAACAATTATACTTAACACAACGAGAATTGTATAAGACTGCATTTTTTGCAAATGGTGGTGTGGATGATGGGAGTCTTTTAGTACGAGATGAAGATGGAACTGTTTTATTATTTGAAAATCCTTGGACAGAAGAATTGTATAAGGATGAAACAACAACTCTTATACAACCATTAGATGTAGTACAATTTAAAATAAATGAAGATATTTTGGATGACATAATAGATAGGGACATAGTTGAAATATAATGGCAAGTAGTTTATCACAACAAGACATAGGTATTTTATCTTCTGGTAATTCCATTAGGATCGGCAATAAACCATATGAAAATGGTATATATGGTACTAATCCCAACAGAGATTTTATTTTCTTAGAAATTTCTGATACTAATGGTAATGCCATAGAACATAAAAATCTAAATTTTTCCAGCATTGTATTAAATGAAGATGGAAAAATTCAATTATCCCCACCCGAAAATATAGAAGAAGCTGGTATTACTGCAGGAACTTTTAATCTCACATATAGATTTTTAAGAAGATTGGCGGGAGATGATAAAGCTGTATTGGTTAGAACGAAGCCAGATGCTGCGGGGAAATTTTTAATATGGGATGATTATTTAAATATAGAAATTACAGATGATGGGATAGTTTATGAAAATGATATAATAAATAATACAAGAGGACAAGAACTACAACTTAAAAATTTAAAATATCAAATTGATGCTATATCCCCATCAAGAACTGAAGTTAGAATAAAAGCACAAGACTTTGATGGTTCTGATTATAAAGAAGATTTTTTCCATCTTGGGATTGATCACAGAAGAGATATAAATGATAATGTAACAATAGAATTTATACTAAATGCTGACGAAGATAATGACTTCAACGAATCCAATATGTTACAAATAACTCCTACTGATGGTGGATTTGTATTTTCACCAAAGATGGTTGGTGGAACTGTAACAATTCCAGATGTATATACAGTAGGCCGAACTACAACTTTTACAAGAACAGATAGGAATATAGTACCTAATCCGAGTGGAGAACAACTATCCTTAACGGATTTGGGTGAACCAATATTCCTAGGAGACAGCCACCCATGGGATTCAAATTTACACCAAAAAGCAATACAAGTAGAAGATTGGTCGACTGGCTGGTTACATTGGTATCCAAATAGTACGCTTTGGGGAGATAGCTACGCTTTAGGATATTTCGCGCATTGGGTTCAAGGGGAAGGTGTAGATGGTGGAGTTTGTATGAAATTTCCAGACTTAAATGCACCGTTCGCTCAACAATATATTGAGTGGCCAACCAATGCGCCACATAGATCTTTAATGATATGGTCGACAATTTATGAGCAATTACCATCTTTGGGTATAACGTTTAATGATAAAGCTATAGTAAGTTTTGATATCAAAAGTTCTATACTAAATAACTGGCCAATGGTTGTTTATCTTCGTTATCCATACGATGTGGATGCAGAAGAAGGATTTCTACCTGCGCCTCCACCGGAAGGATTTTATGATCCAGATGCACCAACGCCGGATGAGGTTATGCCAACATCTCCCCCCGATGGATATGTTGCTAATACAGTTGCTAATGCTATGGTTATAGAACAGAAACCACCAAATCTGACGGAAGATTTACTGATGCACTTTGGTACGAACAAATTTGGCGAACCTCTAACTTTCTTTGATGGGGCGGTCGGCGATACAACAGCTGGTTGGGGTGGCGCTGGAGCTTGGAAGATTGTCGCATATCATGATCCAAATACAGACATTGATGGCGGCGCGGTTGCTGGTTATGAATGGGCTCCTTCATTGGATACATTTGTGCTAGGAAATAGAGATGGAACTTTAAGTGAAGAGGAAGTGTGGATATGGGAAAATGGGCAGTGGATTATAAATTCTAATATACAGAATCCCAACTACCCTGAACCCCTAGTGGGTACAGTATTTCCAGATGATTGGGGCTCCAATGTAGTAAATGCTCACCCATATCAACATTCGGGAGTGGGAACACCGATATTTGCAAGAAATACTAGAAGGGGTGAGAATGATGGATGGCAAACGGGTTGTCAAGTAGGCCAGAGCAGATACATGCTATTTAAAGATGATTTAGTTTGGTCTAACGCGAAGGATCAAACAACTGATAATGATATGTGGTTCATGGATATAGAAACTTGGTCTGAAAGTAATTTATTTAGAAATATGGAAGTTGTTGGAGAAGATGGTATTACAAGGTCATTATATAATGATATTTTTGAAAATGGTTTTATTCAATCGGTTACAAGGCCCCAAAAAACAAACGCCTGCTCTGTAAGAACAGGTAATTATATGATATTTTATAACGATGGAAGAGGAAATGCTAATACTTCTAATAAATGGTTTCAGATGCAGATCGGTACGGGAACCAATTTTATCAAAGGATCTAGCACGACAACACAAGTAGATTTTTTAAAAGATTTAAGTGAAGTACTCAATGATGAAGTAAATGATAACAATTTAAAATTTGAAGTTACTTTTTGGAGAAAGGAGAATGATGATAGGTTTAGATATTATTGGGCGGTAGGAAACTTCAATGATGATGGTGTGTTACAAGGAGGTAGGGTTCATAGGTCTATCGATGGTAATGGGGATATTAGAAATGATACGTTTTCTGCTGATTCAACTTATCCAGGTAATATAACCGATGTATTTGATCACGTACCAGCTATGCCAGATGTGTGGTTTCCTAAAGACGCGACTAATAAAACCGACCATTTTAGATATGATGCAGTGATTGGTACTACAGTGTATCAAGAGAGCGCAACTAAAACTACTAATGAGGTATTTTATAAGGCTGGTGAAGTAGGAGCTGGTGGAGCAGATTTAATTTATGGTTCAAGAAATCCGGGGGCTACAAATTATAATCCAGATGCTATTTATGATGATGGATCTAGTGTATTTGATTTTGCCGAAGATCCAAGAAAATTGGGCACTTTAAGTCCAGGTGGCTTTTACGAATGGATGGGTCCAACCATAGAAGATGAGCTATATCATTGGCAATATATAGGTCAAATGCCCCCAAGATTTTTATATAAAGG